TGATAATATTCTGGAAACCTGGGATACCTACCTGGCGTATATGGTGAATCAGCGCGTACCTCGTGACCGTATCCGCGCCAAAATGACACCCGATACCTATAAGCTTCTGAAAGAGGCTGCCGGCATCACTCGTTTTGTGGAGGCTGATACTGGTATTCGCAACATTGACCGAAATGTTGGTAAGCTTGACGGCGTTGTCATTATGGAGGTCCCCAAAGATATCATGATGAGCGCTTACGACTTTACCGAGGGCTGGACCTCCGCCGCAGGGGCGAAGCAAATCAATCTATTGATGTTCGACCCCATTGCAATCGCCGCACCTGTTGTCTATGAAACCTCCATGATGTCCGCGCCTACCGCGCAGAGCAAAGGAAAATGGCTCTATTACGAGCGTTACTACTACGATGTGTTTGCCCTGAACCAGAGGCTTCCCGGCATCTTTGTAAATATGGCTTCCAACCCGGCTTTAGGCACCCTGAATATTACCACTTCCGCAGGCGCCGACAGTACTCATACCATCATCAATGGATTGGCTCCGGCTCCGTACGGCATGAAATATGTTGCTAAAACCAATAAAGACGGAGCGGTAAGCGTGACTTATGGTCAGGCACTTACAGACTGGACCGATGTTACTAACGGAGCGAGCTTTACCACAAAATCCGGCGATACTGTAACCGTTGCGCTGGTTAATACGACCAAGGGAAATATCGCCACTGCCACCGGCTCCGCGCTGGCTGTCGTAGGCTCCTAATCAAGAGGTGGGCTTATGGCGTACATCACATATCAGCAGTATCTTGATCTTTATGGTATATGCCCGATTTCTGAAGAGGAGTTTCCTGTGTACGCCGGACTTGCGTCTGATATGATCGACAGTATTACGCGATATAGAATTGTTGAGGGCGGGGGAATCTCCGCCCTCCCGTCTATACTTCAAACGCTGGTTCAAAAGGCTGCCGCAGCACAAGTGCTATACTTCACACAAATCGGACTGGAAACCGTGCTGACAGGCCAGGCCTGCCAGTCTTTTACGGTGGGAAAGGTTTCAGTATCGGGCGGCGCATTGTCCAGTACAACCACAAAGCCCGGCGCTCTGATGGTCAGCCCTTTCGCGCTTTCCTTGCTTGAACAAACTCCGTTGATGGAAAGAGGTGTGTATGTATGCTCAGACCGATTCCTCAATCCCTTTTGGGGGATTTAGCAATTATTAAGGTTTGCACGGGAATGGACGCTTGGCAAAAGCCCGTGTGGCAGGACTATGAGGTCTCCCGTGTGCATCTTCAAAACACCAACGAAGTGAAAAAGACAAAGGAAAACACCGAGGTCGTGCTGCGCTCTACGCTGTTCATTGACGCCAGGCTTTCAAGGCCCGTCCTGGATTATGATTCTCTGGCGGAACATTCCCAAAAGGCCGGAAAGCCTCTCCGGTGCGAAGTGTTTAACTCGCAGGGTCAGAAATACGGCGAATATGAAGTGCTGACGGTTGATCCGGTTCCCGATGTTCCCGCAACCCGTATTCACCACATAGAATTGGGGTTGGTGTAATGAACGTTAAAATTACGCGAAACATGGCCGCCATTCAGGCAAAAATTAAGGCGGGAAATTCTATGATGATCCCGGCAGTAACAGAAGCTGTTATTGAATACGGAAATGTTTTTGTTCCGGAAGATCAAGGCACATTAAAAGACAGCGCCTTGATTGCCAGCAGGCCGCAGGACGGATTAGCTATTTGGGACACTCCTTACGCGAAACGGCGGTATTACACCGGAACCCCGTCAAAGGACAAGAATCAAAATGCCTCACTCCAATGGGTTGAAAAAGGTGTAAACACCTACAAAAAGGAACTGGATCAAGTGGCGCAGAACGCCTTTTCGAAGGGAATGAGCAAAAAATGAGCGTATACGACGATGTTTTAACCGCAGTTATTGATCTTGCGGAGCAAACGGAGCTGTATTCCAAAATTGTGATAGGGCCTATGCCTCCTGAAAATGGTATTTCCATTGCGTGGGGTTCCGGGAACTTAAATACATTTCTTGATAAAAAAGCCGCCGTCTCTATGTCGGCGGTTTTAAACTGCAAAAATTCAGATCAAGAGCTTGCAGCGGACACGCTTGGAAAACTTCACACGTTTTTGAATATGCGGAAGGACTATCCCTCCGCAGATCACTTCCAAATCACAAATATAGAAACCACGGCCGCGCCCGTATATTTAGGACGCGAAGAAAACAACCAATGGCTTTATGGCTCTAGCCTTGAAGTCAAATTTTATTTAAGGGGGAATTAATATGGCAGCTTACGGCTTGCTTACAATGTACAACCTGACTGCTTCTATTGGTGTATCCCAGGGATCGGAACCGCCCGGCACCTGGACTTATGCCGAACTAGCCGAGGGATTTGACAATATCGCGGAGGCTTTGAACGAGGTTGTTCAGCAATACTTTTTCTTATCGGACAAGGGATTCGCGAAAAACCACGTGACAGGTATGGCCCCGGCGTTCACGCTCACCGGGCGGCGCGTTGTCGGCGATCAGGCCCAGGATTACATTTTCAGCAAGAAATACGGACTGGATACCGACCGGCAGTCTTCTTTCCAGCTGAAGTATACCGATGCTCAAAGCAAAGAGGTCACTATTACCTGTGACTGCACCTTCTGCAACATTCAGGAATGGTCCGGTGCCAGCACCGATGACAGCGCGATTTCTGTGGAAATCCGTTTTGACGGAAAGCCCACTATCACGCCGGCAGCCTAAATAACACAAGGGGGCGGTTTATCCTCCCCCTTCTATTTTTTATAAGGAGGATATCCTGATGTATACGCTTAGACAAAACGCTCTTTTTACCGATGAAATCGAACTGCAAAAGAACGATGGAACCAGCGAGATTCTAAAAATTAAAATTGATATTCGTCCCGAACTGGTAAAGAAATACCGGGAACTCCAAGTCCGGTTCGTGGACTTGCAAAAGCGTTCCAACAGTAACCCCGGAGACTTAAAGATCGTTGAAGATATTGGGAAAGCCGTTGTTGATGTGTTCTGCCTTTTATTCGGAG